GGTTTTATAACTTCAATGCTTCAGTGATGAAGATGGGGCTTTACCGGGACTTTCGCAAAGATGATCCCGACCAGCCGGGCTTCATTCGCTTTGCCAGTGGCCTTGGCGATGATTTTTTCCAGCAGGCGACTTCTGAAGTGCGCATTCAGGAAAAGGATCGCAACGGTTATCCGCGCTGGCGGTGGAAGCTGCCGGACGGACAGCGCAACGAGGTTCTGGATATGCTGAACCAGTCGCGGGCTGCAGCCATTCGGCTTGGTGTTCCTTACTGGAGCGATGATGAATGGGATGCCCGGGCTGAAGCGCTTTCAAAGAAAGAGCCGGAAGCGCAGGGCGATCTTGAGGATCTGATCGGCAGTCTTGCAACAGCGGTTAATGCGGTCAGTCAGGCGGGAAAACCAGAGCCGGATAACAGACCATCAGATCGCGTGGCGGCTGCCATGCGCCGGGCAGAACGTGCGCACCAGCGAAACCAGCAGGACTGAGAATGGCACCTTTGACAGACGAACGGCTGACGCTGGAAACCCGGCTCGGCGAGGCGAAACTTGCACTTCACAAACTTGAGACCGGCCAGAGCGCTGTGACGCTTTCCTATGATGGCGAGAGCATCACTTATAGCGGGGCGGATCGGGCATCACTCAGGGCTTACATCCGCAGCCTTGAAACACAGCTTGGGCTTCGCCGGTCAGGACGCCCACGCGGGCGGGGAGTAATCTTCGGATGACAGTGGAAATTTATGGACCGGACAGTCAGCCGCTTCCCTCCGGGTTGCGTCAGGCCGCCCGGATGCAGGCTGCACGCAATCGGCAAATGGCAGCAACAGTCTCAGGTGAGACGGTGACCCGGGCCGCCTATCAGGGTGCATCCTATGATCATCCAAGTTTTGCCGGATGGCGTGCAGGCAACTATTCCGGCCAGTCAGCGCTTTCGCAATCACGCTCGACGCTGGTTGACCGCCTGAACGATGTCGCGCGCAATGACGGCTGGGGTGCGGCAGGCACTTCACGACTTGTCGATAATATCATCGGGGCAGGCTGGAAGCTTGCAGCGCGGCCCAACCACACGACGCTGAACCTCACCTTTGACCAGGCCGAAGAGGTGGCATCACAGATTGAGGGGCTTTGGCGGGATTATACGCAGGACGTTGATATGTGGTGCGATGCTGAGCGCACCAAGAACATGGCCGGGATCCTCGGCCTTGCGGCCAGAACGCGGTTCGGGCCTGAGGGTGAAAGCTTTGGTGTGATTGTCTGGCAGGACGATGCACCGCTGTTCCAGACGGCAGTGCACATGATCGATCCGGCTCGGTGTTCAAACCCGAAGGGAACGCTTGATAGCGAATATCTGCGTGACGGTGTCGCCATTGATGGTTATGGCGCGCCGGTCGGCTATCACTTCCGCAAAAGTCATCCCGGTGATGTCTATGCGGGCAATACGCAGCTGTGGTCATGGGAATATGTCAGCCGGGCTACCGAATGGGGCCGACCGATTGTCGTTCATGCCTTTGATCCGAAACGTCCGGGCATGACACGCGGTGCGTCTGACTGGGCGCCGATCATGCGCTCGATCAAGCAGTCAACGGATTATGAGGATTTTGAAAGTCAGGCGGCGATGCTGAATGCGATCATGGCCGCGTTTATCGAGACGCCGTTTGATCCGGAAGAAATGATGAATGCGCTTGATGCCGATGGTGGCGAAGGCACGATCGGGAAGATCTATGGCGAGATCTCCGAGGCGCAGAAAGCCTATTACGGGGCTGCGCCGATCAATCTTCCCGGTGTCCGGGTCAACACGCTTCTTCCCGGCGAAAAGGCGGAACTGACCAAGCCGGAACATCCGAATGCGAATTTTGAGGTGTTTGTGAATGCAGCCCTTCGCAAGGTCGCCTCTGCCGTGGGGCTGACCTATGAACAGCTGACCATGGACTGGAGCCAGGTGAACTATTCCTCGGCGCGTGCAGCACTTCTGGAAATCTGGCGGGGCTTTACGACGAAGAAAAGCAGCTTTGCGGCCCAGTTCATGGCCCCGATCTACCGGGCATGGCTGGAAGAAATCTTCGACAAGGGACTGATTAAACTGCCGGAAGGGGCGGTGTCGTTCGAGGAAAATCCGGCTGCATGGTGCCATGCGGACTGGATTGGTCCGGGACGCGGCTGGATTGATCCGCTGAAAGAGGCACAGGCTGCCGGTGAACGGCTCGACCGGCGACTGACGACGCTGCAACAGGAATCGGCTGAACAGGGCCGGGACTGGAAGATGGATGCCGATCAACTCGCCCGGGAGGCGCGCTATTATGAGCGTCTTGGCCTGAAACATCCCTCAACGTTTGAAGGTTCGCGACCTGCTCGCAAAGGCGGACGACAAAACAGTGACGCGGATCCGGACACAGAGCCTGAGAACAATGTGAACGGGCGTTCGGAGAGGTCAGCACGCGCATCGCGGCATCCACTTGGCATTCCGCAGACAGGAAGGCAGAAACGATGAACTATCCCGAAATCGCCAGCCGCATGTTCAACACGGCGCTGATGCTGCAGCCTGCCAAGGCTGACACGATTGCACGGTCTTTTGCCCCGCGTGTTCTCGGGCTTCCCGATGGTGACGGTTCTGAGATGGGGCTGATCGGTGAAAAGCTCCGCAGTGAGACCGACATGTGGGGCGAGAAGTCCTATCGCGGTGTTGACCGCCCGATGGATGGCATTGGCCTGATTGAGATTGAGGGCTCGCTGGTCAACAAGGGCCGGTGGATCGGCCAATCCTGCGGTATGACCTCTTATGAAGCCATCGGCATTCAGGCCGATGATTGCCGGGCTGATGACAGCATCAAGGGTGTTGTGATCGAAGTGGACAGTTTTGGCGGTGAAGTCACCGGTGCTTTCGATTGTGCGGAAAAGATTTTTGAACTCTCGCAGGTCAAGCCAACGATTGCGGTTTTGACGGATCACGCCTGTTCTGCCGGTTATCTTCTGGCTTCTGCGGCCCGGCAGATTGTTCTGCCTTCGACCGGTCTTTGCGGATCGATCGGCGTTGTCTCTGTTCATGTCGATGTCAGTGGCTGGCTCAAGAAGGAAGGGCTGAATGTCACGATCCTGAAGGCAGGAGAACACAAGGCCGATCTGAACCCTTATGAGGCCATCCCGCAGGATGTGCTGACGCGTGAGCTGGCAGAGCTTGAAGAGCTGCGGGTGGAATTTGCCGAAACCGTTGCCCGGTTTCGTGCCGGGCGGCTTTCAAAAGACGCGGCACTGGCGACTGAAGCCGGTGTTTATCGCGGCGCAAAAGCGGTTGAGGCAGGTCTTGCCGATGCCGTTGTCCGTCCCTCGCAGGTGCTGGCCGCCTTCGGGGCTGAACTTGGCCGGGCGGCCTGATCTTTAAAACTTCAAAACAAGGAAAGCGACTATGTCGAATGTCACGCGCGGTCTGACCGCCAGCGTGCTCGCAGCCATGCGCGGTGGGCAGGCCAACACACATATGGAAGACGATCCTGAAAAGGACAATCCGGCAGGAGAGCTGGAAACCGAAACCACCGATCCGGATGCTGAAGGCGAAGAAACTGACCCCGACGCTGAAGGTGAGGGGGCGCCGGGTGATGAACCTGAACCAGAAGACAAACAGGATACTTCGGCCAGCCGGTCGGCCCGGGCGGATGAGCGTTCCCGCATTCAGGCGGTCCTGACACATCCCAAAGCCGGGGCCAATGCAGAGCTGGCATCGCATCTGGCGTTCAAGACCACCTATTCGGCCAAAGAAGCGATGGCGATCCTTGATGCGTCTTCCCCGTCGGCTTCGACCGGTGGCAATCGTCTTGCCGGACGTATGGCGGGCAAGACCCCGAAACTTGGCGCCGGTGGTGCGCCTTCCGCTCAATCCGAAAAGCAGTCTCTGCTGGCAGCCGTCGGCGGTGTCATCAATGCGCGGCATGGCCGCCCTTCCAATGGAGAATAATCTCATGGCAACAGCACGTTTTGCCCCCAATGACCTGATTGTCAGTGACATTCAGGTGGTCACCCGCACAGTCACGATTGCCAGTGGGCAGACGCTCGATCGTGGTGCTGTGCTTGGTGAGATTGCCGCTGACGGAAAGCACACACTGTCACTGGCGGCATCGGAGGATGGCTCGGAAGTCCCCGACTGTGTGCTTGCCTTCGATGTTGAAGCGACCGGCGCTGACGTTGAGGCACAGGCCTATTTTGGCGGTGCTTTTGATGCCGCAAAGCTGACCTTCGGCGCCGGGCATGATGCGGCAAGCGTTGAACAGGCCTTCCGTCATGCCGGTGCAGCCCTGTTCGTGCGCCATCTCGATTAAGGCCGCTTCCGCCACTTTCCCAAAGATACACAGGATATCAATCTGATGAGTGAACTTCTTCTCAATACGGCGGAACTGGTCACGGTTCTGCCGCCGCGCGACCGGGCAGAAGCATTTCTGCGCAATCGCTATTTTGGCACGACCGTTCTTTCCGAACAGGAAGAGATCGTGTTTGACAAGATCCTGCCGGATCGTGAGCTTGCCCCGTTCGTGCATCCCGATGTGCCGGGCAAGGATGCTGCCAATCGCGGTTTCCAGGCCACCAGCCTGAAACCGGCCTATGTCAAACCGCAGAACACGTTGCGTCCATCGGGCAGTCTGATCCGGATGCCGGGTGAACGTCCCGGCGGGGCGATGTCGCCGGAGCAGCGCCATGCCTATAACATCGCCCAGATCATTGATGATCAGGACATGCGCATCACCCGGCGTGAAGAGCATATGTGCTCTGAAGTCATCCGCACTGGCAAGGTGATTGTTGAGGGTGAGGACTATCCCACGCAAACGGTGGACTTTCAGCGTGATGCAGCGCTGACAATCGCGCTTTCCGGTGCGGCCCGCTGGGGCGAAAACGGTGTCGATCCTTATGACGATGTCGAAAACTGGATTGAGCTTCTGGCGCTGACATCCGGCTTTACCGGTCGTGAGGTGGTGCTGGGGCCGGGGGCTGCGACGCTGCTCAAACGCTCTGAACGGTTCCAGAAAATTCTTGATAACCGCCGTCAGGCTGGTGGCAGCATGGAGTTCGGGCCGGTCTCGACCGGGGCGGAAGGCAAATACTCTGCTGTTCTCGGGCAGATCGGCGAAGTCACGTTCATTCAGTATTCGCAAAGCTACACGCTGGGTGGCGTCAAAGGCAATTTCTGGCCGTCTTATGGGGTCGGTGTCATCGACCCGCAGGGCTTTATGGGCCACTTCGGTTATGGCGCTATTCTGGATGATCAGGCTTTGCTGCCGATGGAACGTTTTCCGGACATGTGGCGGGAGAAAAATCCATCGCGCACGGTGCTGCAGACGCAGGCCGCGCCGTTGCCGATTGCGCCGGATCCTGATGCCAGCCTGTTTGCGCTGGTTCGCTGATGATCCCGGGCGGGCTTAAAGCCTGCCCGTCTTTCTCCCTTAAAAAAGCAGAGTTAAAACAATGGCGAATACACGCAAGTTCAACACGACTGTGAAGCTCGGGTCCAAAACCTATGCACCGGGTGAAGACGTTCCGATCTCGAAAAACGGCCTGAGTGAAGCGGATGCTGACAACCTCGATCAGATCTTCGGCAAGTGGCGGGCACCGGAGGGCGATGCTGTCGACAAACGCATCACGGCCTTGACGGAAGAACGTGACACGCTGGCCGATCAGGTCACGGCACTGAAGGCAGAAGCAAAGCCGCTGGCCGATCTGAAAGCCGAACGCGACAGTCTTGCCGAACAGGTGCGGGCTTTGACGTCTGAGCGCGATGAACTGACCAAAGAGCGCGATCAGGCGCTGGAGGATAATGCCACGCTGTCGGAGGCACTGAAAGCGCTTCAGAACGAAGAAAAGGGCAACGATGTCACCACGAAAGACGGCAGCAAGGCATGAGGATCAACCGGCCAGCCGTCTTTGCCGGAATGGGACCGGCCTTTGCTGGCGCGTTCAGCAATGTCGATTGCCGGTTCACCATCGATGGTGTGCTGCAGCCTGAAACCTCTCGCGGGATTCTGCGGCAGAAACGTGAGCTTGAGTTTGCGGATGAATATGGACGTCAGGACGTTGAAGCGGTCACGCATGTTCTGTCCGTTCCGGCGACAGGCCTTGAAGCGCTCGAAAGTGAGCGCGATCAGGTCGAGATTGATGACGCGTCTTTTGATATCCGCAATATCACCGATGATGGCCGGGCCATGCTGAAAATCTGGCTTCGCGGGGATATCTGATGGCTCACATGCGCACGAAAATCTTTGATGCGATCATCGCCCGCCTTGCGGCCATTCCGGAGTTTTCCGGCTCTGGCAAGGTCAAACGCGCCCGCACAAGCGCTATTCGCGAAAGCCAGCTTCCGGCGCTGACCGTGACCTGGGCTGAGCATCAGGAAACGGCAGATATCCGCCCGTGTTCGGGGCCGAATGGCGAGGATGGTTATGACCGGCGTTTGCCGATCGATGTCATCGCCCATTTCCAGACGGAAGAACCGGATATCGAGTTCGACCGGATCGCGGTTCTGGTCGAGACCGCGCTCGGGCAGGCCATCATGCTCGATGGTCTGGTGATTGAACTGACACTGTCAGAAAGCCGTAGCTTTATCGATCGCTCAACCGGAATTGCGCTTGGTGTCGGGGCGCTCACCTATGTGGCGGATTACAAAACGGTGGCTGCCGATCCGGCGACCGCTGCGCACTAAAGAACATCCATTCTAAATTCAGATAAGTGGAAGGACAGTCAGATGGCACTTGGCCGCGAACTGATCATCAAACGTAAAAGCAGCTCTGAGGCGTTCGACATCGTCTGCGTTGTCGAGCAGCGTTCGCTCAACATCAACAATGAGGAGGTCGACACGACCAAGCCCGATTGCGAAAACCCCGGCGGTGTTCTCAAATACTCATCAATCGGCGGTGTTCAGTCGGTGCGCTGGTCCGGTTCGGGGGCCTATGTCTCAAGTGCAACACAGGCGCTGGTGCTGCAGGATATTCTGGGGCAGACCAAGAGCGAATACCAGGTGACCGTACCATCTGTGGGAACGTTTGAAGGCCCGATGACCATGCTTTCGGCAAACTTCCAGGGGGATAAATCCGGAGAACTGACCTGCGATCTGGCAGGTGTGTTTGACGGCAGCGTTGTGTTCGCGGCGGCAAACTGATGGACGGTCTGGCAAATCCCCTTCGTGGTGAGGCTGTCGTGACGCTGGGCAAGCAGTCGGTTACACTGGCAGTGACCTTTGGCGGTCTGATGCGGTTATCGCAGGCTATTGGGGCCAAAACGATGGATGAGATCTATCAGCGGCTATTGGGTTTTGAGCCCTTCGCCGTTTCCTGCGCTATCCGTTGTCTTGCCGTGGCTGAGAGCGATGACCAGCGTTCGGAGCTTTCAGCCCGTATCCTTTCAGAACGGAATATCTCGGCGGCTGATCAGAAGAGCTGGCGGGATGGCATCGAGCAGGCACTGACCGCCCATATCGAAAAGGGGCAGGCGGTTCGCGAAACCGTCTCTGTCTCAGAAGAGGTGGAGGCGGCTGTTACCGGAAAAAAGCGTCAGACAGCGTCCTGATTGCAGACCATATCAGGACGCTGTTTCAGATCGCGGTGACAGCAGAGCGGCTTCAGTGGTCGCCGCCCACCTTCTGGACGGCAACCGCCTTAGAGCTTTCCATGGCGATTGATGCCATCACCGGTCAAACGAAGTCTGCTTCGCCGGTCAGCCGGGACCGGATCCGGGCCATCATGGCCGAACACGGTTCGCAGAAGTCCATTCGCAACAAGGCAGAACACCGATGAGCAGGCCAGATATTCCTGTCAGAATTGGCGCTGACGACCGTGAGTTCAGAAGTGCCATGACCCGCATTCGTCTTCAGGCGCGAACGACCGCAAATGATACGGCCAGTTCGTTCCTGTCGATCAAGAACAAGATCGGCGGTGTCGATGGTATCTTTGGCATGCTGGCCGGTGGTCCGGGCGGTCTTGCTGCTTCGCTGGGGCTTGGCTCATTTGTCGCTGCCACACAGCAGGCGGTTGATTCTGTTGCCAACCTTGGCAAAGCCGCCAAAACGGCAGGCATAGAGTTTGAGGCGTTTCAGGAGCTGCGCTATGCGGCCGTGAAAAACAAGGTTGAAGTTGATGCCCTGACCGACGGCCTGAAAGAGATGCAGCTTCGCGCTGATGAGTTCATCAAAACCGGTGGCGGCCCAGCGGCAGAATCGTTTCAGCGTCTCGGCCTGTCTGCCCGTCAGCTGACGCGGATGCTCGAGGATCCTGCATCCATGTTTGAAAAACTGATCGGCAAGATCAGACAGCTTGATCGCGCGGCACAGATCCGTGTTCTGGATGAGATGTTCGGCGGGACAGCGGCTGAACAATTTACCTCACTCATGGATGAGGCCGGTCAGAGCATTTCCGATGCCCGTCAGGAAGCCCGAGACATGGGCGCTGTGATGGATGATGAGCTGTTGCGCAAGGCCGAAGATGTCAACGCGGAATGGGATGCCATGGCGCTGGTGATCGGAACCCGCGTCAAAGGCAGCCTGGTCGAAATCGCTGATCTGGTTTCCGGCCTGATTACCAGCCTTGGCCAGTTCACCAGCCAGCTTGACGAAACATTGCAGAAGGCTGGCAATGCCGGGATCTGGACTAAGATCGGAAATGGTCTCGGCATTGATATGGACCAGAACATGGTCTGGGACGATGAACAGGGGTGGATCGCGTCTGGTTCAAAAAGTGGCTCGGGCGACGGTGCGTCGAAAGGCGGTCGGGTTGTTCCCGGAGCCTCGGAACAGGATAAAGAGGATAGCTACAACGCATTGCGCGACAAGCTTGATGCCGCGCGTGAGGTGACCGAGGAGATTGACCGGCAGAATGCGCTGACAGCTGATCAGGTCGCGCTGGAGCGGGAAGTGGCGAAGCTTCGCAATCAATATGAAAAAAACGGTGCCTACTACAATGAAGATCTGTTGGTACAAAAAGCTCAGGAAACGATTGACGCCCGAAACCGCCGTCGGGAAGCAATAAAAGCCAGTCGCAGTGGCGGCGGCGGTAGTGCCGCATCGGTCGACCGGGAACGCGAAGCCGTTGAAAAGCTCATTCAGGCGCTGCAGGACGAACTGCAGATGAGCGAAATGACAGCTGAGGAAAAGAAGGTCTTCGAAAACCTGCGCCGTGCCGGTGCTGCTGCAACGGATGAGGAGCGGGCTTCAATTGAAGAGCTGACACGTGCGATTGAAGATCAAAAGGAAAAGCAGGAACAGGCCGCTGATACGGCTGATTTTTTCCGTGATACTGCCAGTGACAGTTTCATGGCGCTTATCCCGGCGATTGAGACGGGCAATGCAGCCCTCGACACACTGATCAACAAACTGATTGAGGCGGCTGCGCAGGCTGCATTGTTCGGCCAGGGGCCGCTTGCCGGAATTTTCGGCGGCGGCGCCGGGCTTTTGGGCGGGTTTCTTGGTGGCGGCGGATCCGGAATGACCAGAGGTGGTCTGCCGGTATACGGAGGCTCTATCCTCTCCGTTCTGGGCTTTCCCGCACATGAAAAGGGAACCAGCTTTGCGCAGGGCGGGGTCTCTCTTGTCGGGGAGCGCGGGCCGGAGCTGGTCAATCTTCCCCGCGGTTCTGAGGTGATCCCGAACCATCGTATTGGCTCGATGATGACAAGGTCCAGCGGTGCCAGCACCATTAACACTGTGAGCGTTGGCGATATCAATGTTTCTGTTCCAGACGGCACGGATCCGAAAGATGCAGCGGCGATGGGTCGCGAATTCAGGAAACAGATCGATGCCGCCATTGATGCGCGGCTTCAGGAAAACAGCCGCGCACGCGGTATGCTGGCCGGAGGGCCGTTCTGATGGCGGACAAATTTGAACCACCAGCCTGCCCGGTGATTTCGAGCAGAAAAAATGTCGAGTTCAAAACGCTTGAAACAGATTTTGGTGATGGGTATACGCAAAGGGCTGGCGCGGGTCTGAACTCGGAGAGTGTCACATTCGATGCCACATGGCCGGGCTTGACGGTTGCTGAGGCCGATCAGATTGAGGCTTTCTTCCGGAAGCAGCGCGGCTATATGCCATTTGAATGGACGCTGCCGAGAGAAAGCAAGTCATGGCTCTATCGCTGCAAGTCGTGGTCGCGCAACGGTGTTGGCGGTCGCCACGACACCATCACGGCAACGATTGAACGGGTTTATGACCTATGACCCTGATATCCGAAAACGCACAATCACTGGCTGCCGATGACATCATTCATCTCTATGAGCTGGATGCCTCAGTGATCGGCGGCGGGATCTATCGGTTTACATCATCGGCGTTTGAAAGTGCGCCGGTGTCGTTCGGTGGCAATGTTTTTGAACCGACACCGATTGAAACCGATGGCTGGGAAATGTCATCGCAGGGCACCATGCCACGACCAAAGCTGAAGGTCGCAAATGTGTCGGGGGTGTTGTCAGCCGTCGTCAATGAATTCGGCGATCTGGTCGGGGCGACGTTTCGGCGGATCCGAACGTTTCGCCGGTTTCTCGATGGTATGGACGATGCCGATCAGGATGCACATTTCCCGGTCGATGTTTACCGGATTGAGCAAAAGACCAATCAGAACCGGGTCTATATCGAGTGGACACTGGCTGCCGCCATGGATCAGCAGGGCAGGCGGCTTCCGGGCCGTCAGGTGATACAAAGCGCCTGTACGCATACCTATCGCCGCTATGATCCGGAAACCGGTTCGTTCGATTATTCGAAGGCGACATGTCCTTATGCCGGATCGGCCTGTTTCGATGCGAAAGGCAATCCAGTTTCCGCGTCAGAAGATCGTTGCAGCAAGCTTTTGCAGTCCGGCTGTGTGAAGCGTTTCGGCCATGGCGATCTGCCGACACGGGCGTTTCCAGGTGTCGGGCGGGCAAACACTTAAGAAAGCTGACAATCATGTTTGATGATGATGTTGCGCGGCAAGCCCGTGCGCATGCGCTCGACGTCTGGCCGCAGGAAGCCTGCGGGGTGGTCTCCGGTGGTCGTTATATCCGTGTGCCAAACATTGCTGAGGATCCGGAGAACGCCTTTGAAATGCCCGCCGATGCCTGGCTGAATTATGCGCCGCAAGCTGTCATTCACAGCCACAACGCAAAAATCCATCCGCACTGGCCGTCGAAGGGCGATATGGAAACCCAGATCGCGACCGGGCTGCCATTCGGGATTATCAGCTGTGATGGTGAAGTGACCACGCCGGTTTTATGGTGGGGCGATCACTGCCTCGATACACCGCTTCTGGGCCGGTCATTCGTGCCGGGTATTTTTGATTGTTACGGGCTTGTGCGCAGCTGGTACTGGCAGGAACGCTGTGTCCGGCTACCGGATTTTGCCCGCTCAAAAAACTGGTGGGAAGATGGCGATCATCTGCTGACCGCTCATTTCGAGGAGGCGGGCTTTATGGCAATTGACGCCAGTGAAGCCCGCCCCGGCGATGTGTTCTTCATGCGGCTGGTCTCGAAGGTGCCGTGTCATTCCGGCATTCTTCTGGATGACAGTCTTTGCCTGCATCACCTCGACGGTCGGCTGTCACGGCGTGAGCCGGTCGGGCCGTGGCTGAAACGGATCACGCATTGGGTGCGCTACGGCAGCTGAAGCGGAACGGCGATCAGAAACGCGCCTTCGGCAAGATCGCGGGCCACGTCATCATCTGCACGAACAGCATCCAGTGATCGGGCTTCGGGCAGTGCCTCACCTTCGAGATGAAGGGCAAGGGCTTCGCTCGCATTGGTCAGAATATCATTCCTATCGTCAGCTGCCGAAAAGCAGCCGGGCACATCAGGAAAGTGCACACCAAAAGCACTGTCGCCTTGCTGATGCACAACGGCGATGTAATGCGCCAACGGCGGAGCCTCGTTATACTGTTCGCAAATCATGTGAATTCAATCTCCGGTATGGCGTCCAGCTCAGCTTTCAGGGCCGTTGCTTGCGTCTTTAAATCGTAGCTTGCCTGCATGTTCAGCCAGAACTCCGGTGTCGTGCGGAAGAACTTTGCCAGCCGAAGCGCCGTGTCAGTCGTAGCCGCTGTTTGTTCCGTTGCAATGCGTTCGATGCGCGTACGCGGAACATGCAGTTGCTTTGCAAGCGCTCCGGCGCTCATGCCAAGCGGGATCAGATATTCTTCGCGGAGAATTTCACCTGGGTGAACCGGGGGCAGGGCTGTGCGCATCATTCGATCCATTATGCAGAATGACGGTGTTCGAGCAGGTATCGCACAGCCAGCCCGACATGGCGCGGTATCGGCCTGTCTTTGGCATAGTAAGCCACCTGACGCCGTGACAGTTCAAGCGCACGCGCCATACCATCCAGCGTCTGATCGAGTTCGCTCATTGCGTTGCGGAAATCGTCATTCGTGAATTCAGCCGGGGGCAGGGCTTCAAGCCACAT